GATACATATTGGTTTGATAATAATGATAACATCATTCATAAATTCAGACCAAAAGCAAATACCGCAATTGTCTTTGACGGCATGATTAGACATGCTAGTTCTAATCCATCAACTGGATTTAAGATTTCTTTGAATCTAAATATTGACAATAGAAAATAATTATGACTCATAAAAATCCTGCCATTAGTAAATACTTACAACTGATGGAGATGAAAAACCCTGTCCAAAAACCAATTTACTGGTGGACTAAAATGGATGATGGGGAATTTATTAAAACAATTCAAGCTTGTCTGTGGGATGCTGGTATTGATCAACAATCAATTAACTGGTTAAAACTTCTTAAAGGTGAGTTTGTTCCAGATGAACATCAATCAAGAGAAGAATGAACTTTATATACAGGTGGTTGCATGACAAAAGAACTTCCAGAGTGGAAAAAGAGAGCATTGCAGGATCCAACTCTACCAGAGAAACAGGTGCAGGTTCTACTTCACGGACCCAAGTGTCTGACGGATGCGTGGTTTCTCCAAGCGATGAAGTTCAAATACCAGATCCGTGGTTATGAAGGCTAGTAGTGCTAAAGCAAAGGGCAGGAACTTACAGAAGTGGGTTCGTGAGATGTTGATCGAGATTCTTGATGTCCATCCAGAGGACATTGAGTCTCGATCTATGGGTGCAGGTGGGGAAGATCTCATCATGGCTCGTGCTGCTAGACAGAAGTTCCCTCATAGTATTGAGTGTAAGAACGTAGAGCGTCTCAATGTATGGGATGCATACGAACAAGCTTGTGCTAACTGTGGTGACTATGAACCCATTGTTGTCATGAAAAAGAATAGAAAGAAACCACTTGTAGTTGTAGACGCAGAATATTTCATTACATTGTTTGGAAACAAAGATAATCAAGAGGCATCGGATAAATAGTCCGATGCTTTTTTTATATGCCTAGATCCCAACTCACAAAAATTGATTTAGAGAGTAAGGTTTACAAGTTAAAGAATGAACTCTATAATGGTCATGAAGAAAAGAGTGATGAGTGGCATGAAGGAGCGCACTACACACTCAATAAGGTACTGGATATTTTAAATGAGTTTAGATACTGAAGACTTAAAAAAACTTGCCCAGCGAGCACAACGCATGAAGATGGATGTGTTATTTGAAGAACCATGTCCTATCTACGAAGCTAACGAAGAAGACTGGGAAGACTTCTGGTATAATGAAGATAAATAATTATTCATTGATATGAAATTATGATCAAATCATTACTTGCTGTCCTTGCGGCAGCGGCGATTGTAGTGCCTGTAGAAGCGAAACCTACAAAGGGTTACAATACTATGGATTCCTTGGGGTGCATGTTGTTGCGCGAGTGTACCGATGGAGTCGAACAAGTCTTTAGTCTTCTGGATGTTTCTAGTCAGTATGATAATACTGATGAGTTTACTTCAGTTACTCTTGAATTCAACAGAATGCTCGTTGCCCTTGATCAGGTCGGAGTTAAGGTGTTTCTAGCTGATCAGAAGTATTTTCCTCATGGTCACCGTGGTGTCTATCATACTGTAGGTAATAACTTCTTCCTAAACAAAAAGTACATGGATGATCCTGGTGTTCTTATGAGTGTCATGAGACATGAGGGGTGGCACGCTGCACAAGATTGTATGGCAGGCAGCATTAAGAATAGCATGATCGCTATCATTCATAATGAAGAAGATGTGCCTATGCTATGGCGCACAATGGCAGAGCGTACCTATCCAAAGTCTGCAGTGCCTTGGGAAGCAGAAGCAGGTTGGGCAGGTCGCACCAAGAATATGACCATGGAAGCACTAGAGTCTTGTGCTGCTGGCACTATGTGGACTGACTATGAATTGACACCACTCACTCGTAAGTGGCTGGAGGAAGAGGGATTCATTAAGGAATAAATAACTATGCCTTGATTCTCTATTATGTCGGATACTAAACCCGCTGTAGAGAAGCAAGACCACGATGAAGATAAAAGTGAAGTCCTTGGTAATTTGGTGAAAGTTGTTGTACTTATTTGGTCTGCTTCTCTCCTCACATTCAGTTACGTAAGACTCCCCAATGGTCAAAAGATTTTAGATTTTGATCCTACATTTATCGCATCCGTGTTCTCTGGATCTTTAGCTGCGTTTGGACTGTCTCCTGCTAAAGCAGGTGGTGGTAATGGAAATGGTAAAGCAGTAGCGAAAAAAGAACCAGAGGTTGTCTCCGCTATTGAACCAAAGAAAGATGCAAAAACTGATTAACGTTATCGCACTCCTATCGGGACTGACCTCACTGGCAGTCCTCGGTGGGGGTGCTTATTTGTATACCCAAAAAGATGCCCTTGTAGAAGGTGCTATCGATAAAGTTACTAAAGCTGCTGTAGAAGGTGTCAGCAATGCCCTCCCAGGTATGCTTGATTCTTCTATGCCTAAACCACCTGAACTACCCAAAGCAACTGGTGGTGTACTACCTGGAATGTGATATGACTACTACAAGAAGAAAAAAAGATAGAGATGCGGAAGGAAAGTTCTTTCTGTACGTTGCTTTTCATTCAGTATTTACTGCGATTTCTAATCTATTCAAAGATGACTGATGGAGATCAAGGAAATCCTACCCGTGAGTGCTGGAATTCGCGAGTTAGATATTCCTCCTGTTAATATCTCCGAACCACCAGTTGTTTACAAGTTCACTGCTCCTCCAGTGACAGTAAATATTGGTGTGCCTGTTGTTGATATTCCTGGATGTGTAGAAGCTCACGAATCTAATAACAAATCAAACACAATTGGTGAAGATGACCAGAGGGGTTTGGTGACATATTGTGATGGAAATATGCCATCATTCAATCCTATCAATTTTGAACCAGAGCAGATAGTTCCTACTGCTCCTGCTGGAGTTGATACCAGACGAAAAGAAAAACCAGAACCACCAGGACAAGTAGAAGTACCCCAGGCAGCACCACCTGCTACTGCCAAGGTAGATTGTCCCACACCAGGACAGCAGGCAAAGGAACCTGTCGGAACATATGTAGAGGGATTCCGAAAGAAGGTTACTGAATATAAACTGATTGGTAATGAGTGTGTCCAGATCACAGAACCTGTTTCTATTCCCCAACAGATTGTTGCTGGTCTTCCTGCTCCTGGTGTAGTAACTACAACGGCTACGATTGCTGTTGTCGCTACAGCATCAGCACTTATGGCAAAACCGCTGGCAGACATCCTACTAAAGGTTGTCAAACCAACGGTTAAAAAAGTTATGAAAAAGATTGCTGCTATCAGGGGGAAGTCTGTCCCTGTGTTGAGCGTAACGGAGCGCCGAGATCTTCAGCGCGAGAGGACAGAGGCGATTCGGGCTTTGAAGAAGGTGTTGAAGCCGAAGGGATAGTATGTCTGTGGGGAGCAATTTTGTTCTTATTCATCACCACTACATCAGCACACACGGAGTAATAAGGACTCTTGGGATGGAACATAATTCCTTTTTGAAGTAACTCTCCACAATTCTTGAGTCTTGCGATCTCAAAATCCAATCTCTTATTAGCAGTGAGTTGTTTTTGTAATTCAATTTGTGTGGTTGCTGCTTGCTTACATAGGTCTTGTAACTTCTTGTCAGTTGGGGCGCTCCACGTCATAGAGAAACCAACACCAAGGTTGTAGTTATCTTTCTGTCCTGTTCTTACAGGAACACGATACAAAATAGACCCAGGATTGTCGGGTGCTCCATCCTCATCCATGTCTCTCATATCATATACTGGATCATCATAATAAGGTTCCCATGGTCTAGTAGCAGAGGCACTGCCAGTTACATATGGTGTGAAGTTTCTGGTCGGACCTTGACACTGAATACCACCACCATAAGTATTGGTAATGTACGGACCTTGTAAAACCTGAATGGCTTGGTTGGTCACCGAGCCAGAGCTATTTGCTACAGGAGCAGCTGTTGCACTTACACCCCCCACTTCTGCACGAGCAGGGATTACACTTGCAAGTTGTGTTAGGAATAGGATTACTGGGAGAAAATACTTGTTGTGTCGGTTACGCTTGTAACCTCTGTTGTTCTTTGAATTATCGTTTGATTGCTTAAACCAGGACCCTGATACGTTTCTGTGAACTGAAACGCTGCTCCTGGTGTTGTCTGTGTAAAGTTTGGTCTGCTTGTTAGTCCTGTCCATGTTGAAGTCACGCCGTCTATAGTTACAGTATTAGCACCTGTTCCTGGTTGTAATGAACCTGATGCTGTAATTCCACTCCCTGTTACAGAGTATTGATACCCTGTGTTATAGTCCATCGAGTTGATGGTCTCTGTAATTTTTTGTGTCGTCTCTGTGTGGCTCGTCATCGACCCCTGTGTGAAGTTAGGGACTACTGGGACCGCCATAGCAGGAGATCCCAGTAGTAATGCCACGAAAAATAATCTCTTCATGGTTATATAGTATTAATCGATAACAGTAATCTCGGTAACGAATTGTCCTGTAGCAGATGAACCTGCTCCACCAGCAGTCAGCGTAATAGCATGACTTCTATCAACCGTACCTGCCAGAGAACCAGCAGTGCCAGCAGCATAAGAAGTGAGGTTGCCGAAGTTAGGAACAT